CCGATAGCGGACCAGTCACCGCAGATACGCTATCAAAGGGCAAGGAATTCAAGGCGGCAGAGGCGTTGCAGGTGCTGAAGGATGTAGGCACTGGCGCGGCCCGCAATCTTAAGAATATTTTGCAAGGCGTGACCGAAACCCCGTACAACCTTGTTGGCGGTGCGGCGGACATAGGTAATTTGGTGTTGACACCTATTGGTCTTGGCTCTAAGGAGCCTACGGGGGGCAGTGCGCAGTTGAAACGATTGGCTACTGAAGCAGGTATTCGTCCTGCTCCGCCAACCGATCCCCGGGACGCAGGCTTCTACATGATGGGGGAACTCGGTGCGAGTGTCGTGAACCCTGCCGATGTTGTACGCAAGGGCGTACAGGCAACGCAAACAACTACAGCGGGCGTAAAGAAAGCGGCAGATTTGCTACGGGACATGAAAAAACCCAAGGAAGTTGCAAGGACGGCCCCTGCTCCCGCTCTTCCTCCCGTCCCTACTCCTGCTCCAACGGTAGCTCCCACTGTTGAAGAAGCACAGGCAAACGTAGCTGCCAGACAAGCCGAGCCATTGCCTGCGCCTCCCGCAGAAGTGACTGTTGCTCCAGAAATGATAGAAATGGCTCCCGCGCCGGTAACAGCGGTTCCAAAAATTGCTTCTGTTGTTCCTCCAATGCAGGCGGGCGCAACCGCAGATCGTCCATTTGTGGGGCGCTTGGATGCGTTTATTGACACCATCAAAAACCCTGTACAGCTTGGCCAACTCAAGGGCCAGCTCAAAGGCAAGTTCCGTGATTACGACCTTGAGCGTATTGAACGCGCATTCCCCGGCATGGACCCCAAGACCAAGCTTACGCCTGATCAAATCAAGCAAGCACTGGCAGGTACGCATTCACCCGGGAAATGGATTTCCGAAACTCTTCCTCCTGAAAAGGGGAAGTACCACCAGAATCAGGACAACGTCTGGGGCAAGGAACTGGGCACAACTAACCTGTATCTTGAGCAACCGGAACAAACGCTTCTTGCTACTAAGCTGTTTGACGAGGGTGCCATAAGCCTTGGCGCTTTTGTGGCCAACTCCACCACAACCCCTACCATTCAGAAACTAGAGGACGCAAGAAAGTTGTTGTCCAATCCAGAGCTCATAAAGATTGCCGATCCGGACCTTGTATCTCGCATCAATACAAAACTTAATACGGCGGAGAACAACATCAAACTGATTGACCAGTTTGGGCAAGATATCCAAAACATTGAAAGAGGCTTTGCTCGCCCCGTTTTGTTTAATCAGAATGGAGAAAGTGTCTGGTTCAAATTCAAAGATGATTTTATGAAAAAAAAGAGAGCGGAAATAGAACAGCAGTTCATCGATCAAGGAATGACCAGAGCTCAAGCGCTTTCAGCAACGCACAATAAACTGTTTGGAAATAACAATGCTGCTTACACTGCATTGAACCGTGAAGCAGAAATCACTGCCTCAAGAAAAGTTCAAGACTTGGCAAGAGAGCAAGCTCGTTCTCATTCCATAGATATCCCAGATTTAGGTATTAATTGGAATAATCCTTCGCTAAAACCTATGGATCCGCTTAGTGGTACAACCAGCGTCAAAGCTGCATTGCAAACCGCTTTGGAGCCCTCCATACAAACAGTGCATGAAGCATCCAAGGGTGTTAAACGCTTCATGAGCGATGACGTTAAACAACTTGGTCTCGTTTTACAAGACGCTGCGGCGTATAGAGGCAAGCATAAGGGGGTGGCCGCAGGCCCCTACCCAATTGGTTTTACCCGGTTCTCGGAGCACGAAGCAACTATCCCCGGCATGGGAGAGGTGCAGGGTCGTCACTTCCATGAGTTGCAATCTGATTTGTCCAAGGACATGAGAAAGTCGGGAACCACTTTTGGCAGCGAGCAAAAAGACGCAGCTGAAATTGATTCATTGGGCAATCAGATAGGAGATCTTCGTAACAAAGCTTTTACAGAGCTTTCTCGTATACAGAAGGACTTTAAGGACGGAAACCTCACGCAGGACCAGTTTCAGCCGCTATACCAAAAAATACAAATGACATTACAGGAAAAGGTACAGGGTTTGGAGAAGCGCATGTACATGCTTACCGCCCGTGTTCGAGAAAAAGCACCATATTCTCTTGCGGAGCCTTTTGCAGGATTCGAGACCAATCAGATGGTCCGTCAGCAGTTGCTCATGAAGAACGCCATCCAAGCCGCCATGCGTGACGGTAAGGGCTTTGCCACCTTCCCCGGTAACGAGTCAGCCAAGCCCCAGCTTTACGCAGGCAAGGTACTGCCCAACCTGAAACAAGTAATTAAGGACTTGGGCGGGGAGAAATCTGGATTAGAGCTTCGCCAAATTGAATTACCACCAGATAAAGACGGCAGACCCATCACTGCAACAGGCGTGGTCTGGTCACCTGAAGCCGCAGCGCGTATCATGAAGACTGGCGTACCATTCGCTAAAGGCGGGTTGGTAGACCGCCTTTCGGCTGATAACCGCAGATATTTATAAGGACAAAACATGCCAATTGAAAAACGCATCACAGGCGAAGACTACCCCGAAGGTGGCGTAGACGTAGAAATTTCTGCACAGGAGATGCTGGAAGAGCTGCCTGAAATTGAGATTGAGTTTGACACAGCGACCGGCGAGGTGGTGGTAAACATCGGAGATCAAGAGGACGCAGATGTGCCCTTTGATGCCAACTTGGCTGAAGTTGTTGATACCGACGTGCTTACATTGATCAGCAGCGATTTGATGTTGTTGTTTGAGGCGGACAAGTCTTCTAGAAAAGACTGGGAAGACCAGTACAGCAAGGGCATGAGGTTGCTGGGCTTTAGCATGGAAGAGCGCACCAAACCGTTTAAGGGCGCAAGCGGCGTGAGCCACCCACTGCTTACCGAGAGCATTGTTCAGTTTCAGGCTACCGCACTGAAGGAATTGATGCCTTCCGACGGTCCCGTACGCACGCGAGTGCTAGGCAAGGAGACACGGGAAAAGATAATGCAGGCTGATCGCGTGCGCGATTTCATGAACTACCAGATCACTTCGGTGATGGAAGAGTACACGCCTGAGTTTGACCAACTGTTGTTTTACACAGGCTATGGCGGTTCTACCTTTAAGAAGGTGTATTACGACGAGAACAAAGGGCGCATGGTAAGTGCTTTGGTGCTGCCAGACGACCTGTATATCCCGTATCAGGGTAGCTCGGTAATGAGCGAATGCGAGCGAATTATTCACCGCGTTTCCATGACCACGAATGAATACAAAAAAGCCGTGGCCCGTGGTCAGTATTTAGATACTGCTCAGCCGCAGTCTTACGGCAACATGGATGAGAGCACGATTAGAAAAGCTGTAGACAAGGTAACGGGCATGTCTCCTGCGGATGAGGAGGAAGAGGTTAGCCTGTTGGAGTTCCAGTTAGATTATGAGGTAGAGGGGTTTGAGCACAAGGACGAGGAAGGTGAGATAACTGGTATTGCTCAGCCGTACATCATTACTGTGGATGAGGGCACGGGGGATGTGGTGGGCATTCGTCGTAACTGGAACGAAGGCGACAAGCTGTTTATCCGCAAGCAGTACTATGTCCACTATTGTTTGGTGCAGGGGCTAGGCGCGTACGGTCTTGGCTTCTTGCACTTGGTTGGTAATCTGTCCAAAACCGCTACTGCTGCGTTGCAGCAATTGTTGGATGCCGGTACGTTGGTGAATCTGCCTGCGGGCTTCAAGGCTAAAGGCGCGCGGATCATGAACGATGACGTGCCAATCCAGCCGGGTGAGTGGCGGGATATGGACGCGGGCGGTATGGAGTTGCAGTCTTCGTTGCTGCCGCTGCCGTACAAGGAGCCTAGCCAAACGCTCATGGCGTTGCTTGGTTTTTGCGTGACTGCTGGCCAGCGCATGGCGAGCATTACGGACATGCAGGTTGGCGACAGCAATCAAAACGCTGCTGTGGGAACAACGATTGCGTTGCTTGAGAAGGGCAGCTCGGTCATGTCGGCCATCCACAAGCGTTTGCACTACAGCCAAAAGCTGGAGTTTCAACTGCTTGC